ATTCCTTGTGATTCCATGTAGTTCTCAAGTGCCTTAAGTGTAGGGCAACTATGAATTGTTACCACTTCATCATTGTCTAGCATTGTCATTAGTTCTTTCATGATTTAACCTCACTGATTAGCCTAGCAGTTACAAAGTTATCAATATTAATACATTGTTGACCTGCAAGGTTAGTGAATACCAACACCACTCGCCCTTTTAATATGTACCCGTCGTCACTAGTATATTCTACAATGTCGTTTTCTTTTATAGTCATTAGTTTAAGCCTCACAATAGGCGTCGCAGCCAAAGTTATAAATATCGTTATAATCAAAACCACGCACTAGCAAAGATGCTATTTGTTTGCGTGATAATGGACAACCTAAAAAGCCATAGCGTACGAATGTAAATTCTACTTCATTAATTTGTTGTGTCATTGGTTTAACCCTCTTTTGGTTGATAATAAATAACTACAATTGCAAGCACTCCCGAGAGAATGCTTGCTATGTGATTACTTTGCTAAGTCGTACAGGTCGCCGAAAAGTATATCGTTTGATATTTCAGAATATAAGTCACCTAAATGCTCATCCAGTGAAAAACAATCTGAATCAATATCAATTGATGATTTAGCTATGTATCTTGAATTCTCCTCTTTTTTACTTACCGCATCACGTTGGGCTATTAGTTGGTTGCCTCTCACACTCACTTCGCAGTGAATGTAATCAGCTTGGCCGTCTAGGTCGGTCACTTCTATTTCTAACACTGGAATAAATGGAGAATCGTTAAGTTGTTGTTGGAATGTATGCATGGTGGAACCCTCTAGTGTGTTGGTTGTTGGTAAATAACTACAATTGCAAGCACTCCCAAAGGAATGCTTACTATGTGGTTACTTAAGCGAAAAGATTATCCACCATTCTCACAAGGTAGCCATTGTTCCCGTGCATTGCCTTAAAGATTTCTATCGGCTTGTTCTCGTGGCTGATAGCTTTGCAGACATAGCCCCCATCTATCTTGTTGACCTTTAAGCCGCTTGCACGGATACCTTTAATCATATCCTGAACTGTAGGTTTGGATAGAAGTCTAGTTTGATAATTCATAGTGTTAGTCTCTTTATGTGTGGCGCTGGGCAACCCCCTGCGACCTTGAGATAATTAAAGCATGGTCTTTGGAGGACGTCAAGTGTCTTAAGTAAAATAAATAGATATAATTGAAAAAAATAGATAAGAACAAAAAGACGTATAAAGGAAACAAGAACGATAACGACAAAACACCACAGAATGCCCAGTATCCTACAACATGTGTTTATCAATCCGATGTACACCCAATGATAGTGCAGCACGTGAGTGAATTGTGTCCTTGTGCGTGGCGTTGGAGGTGGGTGTATGGGGGTAAATCAAAATCCTCACCCTTACGTATACCCATTCAGATATTTCTGTCAAAATGAGGGAGACACCAAAGACTCCTCAAGGGAACTTAAAGACTAAGATAGCGAGGGGGGAAACGAAATCTTTAAGTCCCCTAAGGGAGTACAGGATCACCTCCTAGAGGGGGTAGGTTGTGAAACTGGGTAGTGAAAGGTGGCAGGCTCCTAAGAATACCATAGATATTCTACAGGCTCCTAAGATACCTATATACTATAGTATATCAAAGGGGGCGGGGGGGGAGCTCTTATGCTTAACGGTATGTTTAGAAACCACCTAGTAATATCAATGACTTACACAGCCGCTAGGCTGGGGGTCAATTCCTCTACATTAATGACCCAAGACTGAGGGATAGCGATGTATGCACTACCCTCTTCTAGCTCATTATCTGCTGTAACGACCCTAGACCTCATGATAATACACTTGTCACTACCGTTATAAACTAACCAGCCTACCTCTTGACATGTAGCTGGCTCATGGTCTAAAATAGTTTCTAAATCAGTCCATGTTCCATCAGAGTCTATGGCATCCTTCCATGTTAGTCTAACCATTGGTACTGTGTTCATATCCATGCGTTGCTCCTTTGTGGTGCGTTGACGTTGTACCCGCTTTGGAATCTATCGAGTTCATCCATCAACACCTGATGTTTACGTTCGTTCATTTCTTCATCAACATCCGCAGCCATCTGTTCTACCCAATACGCAACACCCATAGCCAGAGCATCAAGTCTATCGTCATGTGCAAGAGCACCACGAGTCTTAGTCACACGAGTCATCTGATACGTGAGCATGTAGCGTTGAGCTTTCTCAGGTGGATGGTGTTGGACACTATCAAAGTCATCTTGAATGACCTTTGGATCAATGATCAACTTGTGCTGGTTCATGACTGGCTCAAGTGTATCTATGATACGCAGCTCTTTCTGCTTGCTGTGTCTCACCTCTTCCGTAGTAACTGGATATATCTTCTTTAGTATGGGCTTCAGTAGCTCAGTAAACATCCCGTCACCAAAGTTACTCTCAATGAGAACTACGTTGACTTTGTGATCCTTCGCTAGTGTAGCTAGTTTACGCAGCGTGTGTTCACTATAACCACCTGCAATACCTCCGCAAGCGGCGACATACAAGTAACCATTAAGCATCTTAACAACTGCATAGGCTGTTTCATCCTGACCACGACCAGATGGATCAATTACAAGGACAGAGCCATCGTAATCCACGTAGTCGCCCACAGTGGCCTCTGGTGCGAAGAACTTATCTCCACTAAGGCCAACATTAGGGAGGTCTTTAATGTCCTTCATAATGCCATACACGAGCTTCTCAGGTGCCTTGTCATTATCGACAGCCATGACTATTAAGTCTGACAGCTTCAGAGGGTAGCGATCTGTATCACTCATGGTTGTATCGAGCATAAACTGTAGTGCAAATCCTGAACGACCGTAGGATAGCTCTCTTTCTAAGAGGTCTTCATCGTCAAATCGCATAGGATCAACTGGTTGGCCGTCTAAGGGTTCCTTTGCTGAGTGCATAGCTTCCCATAACACAGGAGCCAAACGTGCACCGTAGGCTTTCTCAGCGTATTCTACGGAAGGATAACGTGCTGGCCAGACTCGTAGCTGGTAGCCACGCTCTGTTAGTGTATTATAAAGACTCATTTCGCACTGTGGTGTCCCAAGATAGAGTATTTTACCCTCTGGCTTGAGTACCGCATCGAATTCCTTAACGGCTTCCCCTAGTTTCTCCCTCATCATCTGGGTCATCGAGTTATTAGGTACTTCGATGTCATCTGCAATGATAAAATCTGCACGACTGCCCGTCAACTGACCAGTGATACCGACTGATTTAACAGAAGGGCTACCACTAGCCAGTGCGGGTCTTACATCAAACGCTATCTTACTCCACCTCTGCTCACTTGTAGCTATGAGATGTTGGCATATGGGGAGTTCTAAGATTAGACGTTGTGTGAATGTCGAGAAATCGTCAGCTCTCTGTTTTGAGGCCGACACAACCATGAACTTCTTTTGAGGGTCAAGAAGTAATTGGTGCACGACAAATGCGGCAGTAATATAAGACTTACCTACACCTCGAAATGCCTCAATGATTGATCTTCGAGGGCAGTTCTGGATGTAGTCAGCCATATCATATTGAACTAGCGTAGGATCAGGCAACAGTAGATGCTTCCAAACGATATACATAAAGTTACGGAAGTCTTGTAGCTGCTCTGGCATTTTATCCATTACGGCTCCTATTATTCTTCACACTAGAGATGCGAAGATTGCTATATGCGTTATTATGTGGGTTACGGTCTTTGTGATCTATGTCTTTTCCTTTGATTGCTAGTTTGCCATGTTTCTTTACCATGTTACGTCTAGCTTGCTTGCGCTTGTCGTTTCGTTTGCGCTGCTCAGGATTCTTGTGGTAGTTCTCGTACTCAGCTTTGTAATCTCTCGACATCAGTGAGCCGCCTTTTCAAAGGGCAATGCAGTCAGTAAGCTTGCCATAGGTGACTCAGCAGTAATAATGTCATTACTCGCTCCGTTGTCTTTGAGGAACTTAACGGCCACCGAGAGTTCGGCTGGTGTAGCCAAGCCTGAGTTCACTCTCGTTAGTAGTTCTTTTGTTACACCGTCATGCAACTGTTTTAATAAGTCTGTCATATAATTAACCTTTCATAACTTTTGCTATTTTCTCACCACTACGTCCTACGACATAGCCACCCAATCCTAACTGTAAAAGCATCCAAGCTTCATCTCGGAGAGGTGTTGCCAGAAGCCCTAGCGAGTCGCCTACAGCAAGTACCAAGAAGGTAAGCATTGTTATAGGTCGCCACGCAGCTACGAGGAAGTGCTCGCTCTGTGCCTCTGAG